TCCCTGGATCGCCTGTCCCGCAACGCGCTTTATGCCGCCTATCTGGGTGGGAATACCTTCGTCACGACCACGCTGGGGGCGCCGGGTACCGCCCTCCATGTGGACAATGTCGTCGGCTTTGAGACCGTGCTGGTGAACGGCGGCATGACGCCGGTGGCCACGGCCAATCCCATGACGGTGACGGTGGGCGGCGACGTTTACACCCTGGTCGGGACCGCCCGCGACACCACCAACACCTCGACGCTGGCGGCGTTCGGCGGCTTCTCGGGGACGCTCACGCTTTCCACCAACGTTACGGTGGCCGACAGCACCGCCGGCAACGCGGTGGTCTCGTCGGTCGGGCCGTCGATCCGGCGGCCCAACGGCCGGGTTGGCACCCCGCAACTGGTCGCGGGCGACCAGCTGGGCATCCAACTGGTGCTGAGCACGGTGGCCCAACTGCGCGACAACAATGTTCCCGACATCAACGGCAGCTACAATTGCTACCTGGACAACACGACGCTGCTGGAATTGTTCAACGATCCCGACTTCAAGACGCTCTATCGGGGGGCGTTCGGCTCCGAGGAGTACAAGAAGGGCCAGGTCGTCGAATTGCTGGGGGTTCGCTTCGTGCCGACCAACGAGGCGCCCCAGCAGACCCTGGCGCTGACCGGCAACCGCATCCGCCGGGCGATCATTTGCGGCAAGGGCGCACTGATCGAGGGCACTTACGCCGGTCTCGGCTATTCGGATACCGAAAAGGACGAGGCGGCCAAAGCCTGGGTCGACGGTGTTTGCACCGTGGTTCGGCAGCCGCTCGACCGCTGGCAGGAAATCATCTCCCAGTCCTGGAAATGGCGTGGCGGTTATTGCGTCCCCACCGACGTCACGGCCAATCCCCAGGTGATCCCCACCGCCAGCAATTCTTACTGGAAACGCGCCGCGGTCATCGAATGCCTGTAACCACCGGGGACCACAACAGGGGCTGAAGCGCCCTTAATTCTGTCGGGAAAGAATTTCCCGAACGCTTAGTCCGTCCCGAAGTTCGGGACGTTCCGTCTTGCACCGCGGGGCGGACCGGCGGGTCGCCGGTCCGCCCCGATTCGCGGGAGGTTATCCATGTCCTTTACCGATGCCGAGAAGACCGACATCCGGCGCTATTGCGGCTATCCGGTATACGGCAATACCCCAAGCCCGTTTTTTTGGGCACGTTACACGATTCAGTACGGCAATCTGGAATTCAAGATGAACAACCTGTCCCCGGCCGAGGAAGCGGTGGTGCGGACCATCTATCTCGCGCAACTGGGAACGCTGGAAGCGGCGGTTCCGGGCACCGGCGCCAATCTCGACACCGCCGAGGCGGCGGTATGGACCTGGAACCGCAACGAGATGCGCGACCGGGCGGCGCTGCTGGATCTGTGGCGGCGGCGGTTGTGCGCGTTTCTCGGCACCGAGCCGGGACCGGGACTCGGCGACGAGGGCGGTCTGAGGGTGGTGGTATGAACGGCGTCACGCTCCAGGCCCGCATTTATGCCGGCTACGCGAAGGCGGCCCAACGCATCGGTTTGCCCTTCGACCTTTATCGTCCCACCGGACCGGCCAATCCGCTGGCACCCGGCAACAAGCTGGCCACGTTGCCGGCCAGTTTCCGGGTCGACGACCGCTATCGGGAAGCCCAGGTTTACGGCAAGTCGCAGTGGCTGGCCTATCTCGACGACTCCCAGACCCAGGTCGGCGACTATCTGATCGGAGAGAACGCCTCGTATTTCGTGGCGGCGCAAAGGCCGTTGCTGCCGGTGCTGACCGTCGCCTGCACCCGGACCGTGAGTGTGTTCCGAATTGCGGTTCCGACCGGCTTCGGCGCCCTCGGCTATGGCGGCACCATCGATGGGTCGGAGGTGCCGTTGATGACCGGTTGGCCGGCATCGGTGCTCCAGGCCGGCAAGGGCGGGCGCAATGACGTCAATCTGCCGGCCGATGTCCAGGCACCGGGCTGGACCATGCTGTTGCCGGCCTGGAGCGGTGTGGTGATCGAACCCAGCGATATCGTCACCGATGACCTGGGCCGGCGCCACATCGTGTCGGTGCCGGAACTGACCGATCTCGGCTGGCGGCTGATCGTGCAGCAGGCGGTGACGTGATGGCGGATCTCAGTGACGTCGAGAACGCCCTGGTGTCGATCATCGCCCAGGTGTTCTATCCCGCCGGCACCGGCCAGCCCTCGGCGCTGGGGGCGGCGGTGCGGATCTATCGGGGCTGGCCGAGCAAGCCCGAACTGGAGGCCGATCTGCGGGCGGGAGCGGTCAATGTCTCGGTCTATGCCCAGAACCGCGAGCGGGTGGTTACCCGGTTTCAAAATGCCTGGAGGCTGCTGACCGGGCCGCCGACCCCGACCGTGACCTTCAGCGTCTCGGGGCAGACCGTTACCATCGGCGGGACGGTGTCGGTCCCGCAGAACGCGGCCGTGATCGTGAACGGCGCGGCCGGCTACAGCTATGCCCTTCAGCAGACCGATACACCGACCACCATCGCCACCGCGCTGGCGGCGCTGGTGGTGGCCGACCATCCCGAGGCCACCAGCGCCGGCCCGGTCCTTACCGTGCCCGGCGCCGTCAGCCTGGTGGGCCGTGCCGGGACCTTCGGGACCAGCCTTCGCGAACTGAAACGCCAGCGCCGGGACATCCAGATCGCACTGTGGGCCAACAATCCCACCCTGAGGGATCAGGTGGCGATCCTGCTCGACCCGGCGCTGGCCGCCATGGAGTTTATCCCGCTGGCCGACGGCACCGCCGGCCGGCTGGTGTATGTCAGCAGTCCCCATGACGATACCGTGCAAAAGGAAATCCTGTACCGCCGGAATCTGATCTATTCGGTCGAATATGGCACCACCCAGACCAGATCTGACGCTCAGATCATCGTTCCGGTGGTGGATGTCTCCGGCGGCTTCAGGCGATCGACGGAAACGCTGATCAAGACCATCGTGTCCTGATACAAGCGGGCGTCAACCCGGCCCCCCAGGAATCCGTGACGTCATGCGGGTCCAGGGGCGTCACGCTCCTGGTGGGGGGTTTGGGGGGCAAAGCCCCCCTCTGCGACGACAGTTGCACTTACCGTTTTTCTCGTGGCCTTCGACTCATAAAGGCGCGCGTTGCGGGTAACCCATGATGACGGCAAAGCCGCCACAGGTCACCTGGCTTTCCAAAACATCCTGAACCTGAATTGCATTCGGGCGACTGCCGGCCGCACCGGAGGGAGGATAACCATGCCCAACTTTTCTCCGGGGAACGGAGATTCCCACTACAATCCCGATGAACCGCGGGACTGGCACGGCCGCTGGACTGGCGGCGGCCCGTCCGGGGAGAACACCCCGCTTGGCGACCTTGGCGCCGTCGGCCGCGCCAGCATCCTGTTGGGGCACGCGCGCGCCGGCGCCAAGCAAAGGGGCGCTTTCCGCGCGTTCAAGCTGCCGAGCCAGGCCGAGGCGGAGCGATTCGCCCGGTTGCTCGCGGCCTGGAACGCGGCATCGGGCCTTGATGACGCGCGCTTCGCCGAATGGTTCACCCGCGGCCTGGACATTGGCCCGGTCACCCTCGGCCGGCTGCGCAAGGCCGCCGCCGGAGCGGCCCAGGCCCGGACCTTCGGCCAGGTGATCGAGGCGAGCCACCCGCTCGCCGCCGCCATCCAGGAGATCGGCGGCGACCGTTGGCCCGAGATGCTGGAGAGGTTGGAAGACCAGGCCGAAAGGGTTGGCCCGGGCGGTGGCACCGGACACTTTTTGGGGCTGGCCGCCGGCGATCGTCCGGACCACGGTTCGGAACTATGGTCGAGGCCAAGGGCCTCGGGTATGCGACGCTTCTGAGGAAGAACGAGCAGAGGACCCTTGGTCAATGGGAAGCTCAAGCCCAACGTCAGGTCTCCGCAGCCCGGGGACGCCCGCTGGTCTGGTTTTTTGCCGAAAAAAGTGCTGCGGACGCCGCCAGAAAACTCTTCGAGGACGAACGGTTAAGTATTGCCGTCATTTACATGCCACTGCCGGGAGCCAAACCATGACCACGTCACACGATACCGGGAAATATAAGATCAAAGCCTTCTGGGGGCCACGGGGGGAAACTCCCGAAGCCATCGCCGACCGTTATATCTGGATGATTGAGGCGTTGCTGCGGGCCGACCCGGTGTTCACCCCCTGGTTCTTTAACGACGCCAAAAAGGTGGTCCCGTTCGATCAGGTCCGCGCCACGTTGCCGGCGCTCATCGCCAAATACGTTGAGAGAGATTGGATGCCGGAGGAGGGCTATCGATTTGGCGGGATGAATTCGCGGAAATCCAACCCCCGCAGCATCGGCATCCGGGGCCGTGCGGGCAACCGCCTGCCCGAGATCGGGTACAGCTACAATACGGTCGATCTTGAGACGGTCTCTTCGAATATTTGTCCCACCGACGCCTCGATCGTCACCTATGACCTCTTCCGGGCGGCGATGGTGGCCATCATCCAGGCCTGGGACGTGACGTGGTGCATGGCCTACCCGACCGACCTGATGGACTTCTGGCCCCGCGTGGCGGAGGGCAAACGGTTCAGGCTGGCCTGGATGACCTACATCTCGCCTGAGTTCGCGTCCCTGATCCCGCCGCCCCAGGACATCGAGGTCCAGACCGGGACCAGGGGCGGGCTGCTGATGGTGGCAACCCGCGAACGCTTCGAGGTCACCAACCCCGGGCATATGGCAGCCGCCAGAGCCATCGACGCCGTCCTGGCCCCGCTCAACGCCCTGCACTGGCCGCCGGACCCCTCGTAGGGGAGCAGCGGCGCGTGGCATAACCCAAACTACGGGTTGGACCCCGGGCGTCGAACCCGCCGCGACCGTACTCTTACTGAGTCACAAAGTCGCATCATATAGTAGGCAAATATGCTACCCTCTCTGGATATGGTATGGAAGGAGATTCACGGATCAGCGAGGAGGGTGTTGTGGATTTCCTTG